AAATGACAATTTCATCATCTATCGTAGGTGGTAACAATTTCTTACCATCACCTATTTTCTGTCCATATTCTCTGTACGCTAACCGTATAGTATGTGATTGACCACGATGGTCTACAAACCTAATACCATAAAATGGGTTTTTACCGATGTTGGCTGGTTTCAATTCATCTGTAGGAATATATGGTGAAGTAGTTGCAGAAAAATCAGTTGTACTGGCCCCAGACCTACCATAAGCATAAGCAAACCTTGGGTTACTAAAATCAGCAGGGAAACCCCATCGTGAACAGTCGGGCCCCCATCCGGGTATACCTGCTTGAGTTATACCGCCAAAATTGATTCTGGCTTTAGCAGTTGTACCTGTGCGTAAACCTTTGACAAGCACTTTGTCTGGATTTTTAGTTTCAAAGGATTCGGCTAAAGTAGTGTTAGAAGTTTTACCAGTTGCAATATCATCACCTTGAGTGCTAATCAAAGTGCCTGTTTGTGCCCAGTCTGAACCCAAATCTAAATTATTAGCAAACCCTTCTTCGACTTGTTCAGGAGGTAACATTTCATTTAATGTGGTTATTGGTGCAAATGGTCTTCCATGTTTACTGATAGGCATAGGAGCAGGGTGCATATTTTCTCCATCCATTTCACTAGGTTGGCACCAGTAATTTCTCATACGACCGCCATGACCAATCAAGAATTGGGGTCTGTAAGCAGATTGCGCTTTGCTACTGTCAAACCATGTACAGAAGTTTCTACCACTTGCTCCGGGCACAGTACTGTGTATGATAACAGAGTATCCTTTGTTACCATCATTATCTAAAACTACTCTACCTAAATGAGCCCTAACATAACCCATGTGTGTACCTCTATCGTGAACAGCAAACGCCTGCTTTTCATCCCAGAATGGTGATGGGTCGTGTGTTGAACCACTAGATGAGAAGTCAGCATGTAAGTGAGGGGCAGTGGGGTCTTTCAAACGATTAGTACTACTTTCTTTAACACCAATATTAGTCAAATCAAATCTTTCACTCTCTCCTAAATATTGGTCAGCAGGTCTTCTAGCATGAGTAAGTCCATTCTTAGCACCTGCTTGATTAATTAATCTAACAACTTCTTGGGCCGCTGCTTCTATATCAGTAACCCCTTCTTTCACACCTACCTCCCCTAAATCTATACAAAGCCTTCTTGTAAAATCCATATCAGTCCAATGTGGTAAATACTGTAATCTCATTTCTCTGTGTTTTGATAAATCTAATTTATTGTACCTAATACCTTTTAGTGCTAAAAACGCAGGTATGGCTCTAGTACCATCTGGAGTATCAAAGAATGTAGAGTTTTCACGATTAGTTGAAACTCCACCATTAATTTCAAGATGTTTTTCTTGAGCAGCAGTCGTGCTAATAGTAGCATCGTTAGTCCTAGGGGTGTAGGATTGAGAAACGCCACCAACTAAAGCATATGGTCCGTGACCGTGATTAGTGTAAGTATCTTCAAACGCAGCACCTCTACTAGTTCTATCAAAACCGTGAGAATAAGCGGCCTCTATAAATTCAGAATTTTGATTAGCAGAATCGAAGTAAGTGTTTTCGCTTTCGTATCCGGGAGGCACATCTATCTTAGTGACTGCTGCATTGGCAGAATCACTTGTATTATCGTAAAGGCCACCGGGGTTGGGGCCGTTTGTATAACCTATTCTCGTAGCATCGGGTGATGTTTGCACTTGCATCCATATATCTTGGAAAGCGATGAATTCTCTATCATGGGCTACATCATAAAGCAATACTCTAGTAAACTCCTCAGTAGATTGGTAAGGGTCGATGTAAGCAACTAATGGTTTATCTCTGTAAGAATATCCTGAAGTTGACCTCTGTTGGTCAGTGGCTAAAGTTGCTTTATGCATCTCTACACTTTTGTTTACATGTTGAACAAAATTCTGTGCTGTCTCCAAACAACTGTTACCTATCAAAAAGTTCTCTAAGGGTATGCTACTTCTAGGGGCGCTTCCAAAACCTCCTTTACCACCATTGAATTCTGTATGCACTAAATTCTCATTAAGCACTCCTCTACTTTTACAGAAGTATCCCTCTATCGCATGTGGGTTGGTATAGTGCATATTCATCCAAACTGTGTCACCATACCGAAGACCACCCGGAGCGTAGGGGTTAGCCCAAGCCCGATTTAAGAAACCAAGTTCTTTGAAATTAGTTGGCTCGCTCAGTGATGTAGGGAATGAAGTACTAGATAGTGCTGAACGACTATAAAAATCATTGACAATTATTTCAGCACCTACACTTGGGATGTTAGAACTAGTCCAATCTCCTGCATCAGACAGATTGATTACATTTCCAGAACGTGAAGCATAGTAAGCATACCTAGCAGTAGAACCACTTTGGTCGTACCTTATCCTAATTTCATACTGGTTAGTAGTACCTGATAGTGGGTAATTAGATGCGTCCTCTAATACTATTGTAGGACCATATGTAACAGTTACTGTAGCAGTAGAGCCTGTAACCGCAGCAGATAATGTGAAAGTAGTAGCACTATCTATGCTTGCTATGGTGGCTCCCGCAGGTATACTTGCATGAGATAATTGCATCCCAACAATCAGAGTATCTGTACTGCTAACAGTAACTGTAGTACCACCATTCGTTAAAGCAGATGAAAGTGTAAAAGAAGAAAATGATATTAGTTTAGTCTTAGGTAAACCAGATTGTATTCTGTCTAAATGAGGGTTTACTGTAGGCCCTGCTCTAAACTCTACTGCTGATACATACTGTCTCATGCCGTAATCTACGTTACCACCTTGAGTCATCATATTGGCTCTATCATAGTAGTAAGGGCGCCTACCTTCATAACCTGCACTTTTGAGTAATGGGTTGTCAGATATAGATTCATGGCGATAAATCTGAGTTGCTGGAGCAGGTGATAATAGCGCACCTACTTCTAAATCCCTCAAGAAGTTTCTAGAAAATGTGTTATCATTATAATTAGAAGACCCTGCTCCCCAAACTTGTAAATAATGTCCGTTAGATGTACCTGTATTTACCTCAGAATACAACACCCACTCACCATTTGGTAAGTATGCTCTTCTTGGTCTTATGCTACCTGATATACCTGCTACAGTAGCAGAACTAACTTGTGGGTCTGGGAATATGTGACCATGTTCTACAAACACTCGCCTATTACTAGTGTCGTAAGGTTTGGTTACTTTTGTACCTGTGCTGTGACTTTGGTTGTTTATTGTGTAAGAATATGCACTATTTATCTCTGGGTCTTGTGGCGACAATGATTCTGCCCTTCTACCTACTGGGTTAGGTGCCCATGTATGTGCTGTGTAAGTAGCGTCTACATGCAATTTCATACTGTTGTCAGGTCCGGGGAATATACCTTTTTCTAAATTATCAAAGAAAAATTCTTCAAACAATGGGATTTCTACCATTGCACGAGTGCTAGCATATTGCGTGCCAAGTTGATAATCGTGCTGAACACTATTCAGTGATTGGAATAATCTATCATTAATCGTGGTGCCATCAGAACATATGTTATCATGATTAAATTTGTCATCTATTTGTAAAACAGAACCTTGTACTAAACCTGTGGTGCTCGCCCAATCCGCCAGTGAGTCAGCATCTGAACCATCTGCTAATTTGAATATACCTTTTCCTAAATGCCCAGTGCCTGCCGTAATTGTGAATACGTTACCTGTTCTAGAAGTGTAGGCTACAGAAGCAAATTTAGCAACGGGGTCGGTTTTAGAAACGTCTTCTCCATTAGCCTGTACTTGATTGAAGTAAAGTCTACCAACTTTGGGGAAACCGTAAGCACCCCATGATGATAGTGCCTCGCTATTATTGTTGAGTGGGTTAACAGTAATTGTAGCAACTGAACCACTAACTATACCAACTACTTGTGTAGAGTTATCACGTCTAGTGTTCCAACCTAATCTTGACAAAGAAGACGGGTCCCAAGTTTCTTTTGTGTTTATAGCCCCTTGACCGGCGCCTCCTAAAGTCACTGTTACTACTGGTGCTCCCGGTAGTATCTCTTTTACAATATGAGAATCTGTTGAACCAGATGCTTCCAAATTAATTGAAGTACCTGCTATATCACTATTGATACCTTGACAAATCATGGTAACAGCGGATTGATTCTCACTACCAAATGACAATACTCTACCTTTTGACATCATGTAGTTTACTATCGCTTTGTCATTAACATCTACTTTGTTCAGTTGAGTGTGTTGTTGCCTGTTGTTAGGCTGAACAATCACTCTGTAAGTGGAGCCCTGTACACTAGCGTCTATGATATCTAAATCAACATGCACACCGCCCTTTTGGTTCGGTGGTGGTAAAGGTACAACAAAAGGTGAGTTGTATAACTCTTCTTTACCATTTATAGCAGACAAAGAACCAGAAGCCAGAGTGATAAGATTGTGTCCGACACTAGCGACTACACCTAGTTGACTATGATTACCACCATGATAAACAGTAGTTCCTGCTGGGAAATGAGATATCGCACTTTCTCCATAAACTGGTATTTGAGTTTGACCAAGTTCTATACCCCCACAGTCCCCACTTACAAACACTCCTGTTGAATAATCGATTACTGTAGATGGTGCTCTTTCTTTACGCTTTTCAAAATCTACAAGAGCATCACTCTCGTCTATTTTGAACTTTGTACCATCGACTACTTCCCCTTGTCTACCTACCACTAGTTTGTGAAAAGTAGATACGTGTTTAGCATCGTCATTGTAATTCGCTAATATACCAGTAGGGTTAGATTGTCCGGGGTCAGAGGAATGTATAGGCGCATATTTACTTGGTAATTGAGTAGTATCGATAGCGTCCTGACCATCTGCCTCGTAATCAAAACCACCAGAGTCATCACCGACTAAATCACTCGGGTCTAAACCAAATGTAGATTCTACTTCAAAGTCAATGATGCCTCCGGGAGAGTTGACCACTGTACCATTGACAGACAAATCTTCGTGTATTACGTCTATGATTTGTTTACCCGAAGGTAGGGTCGTGCTCACATCTGGCACTGTCTTCTCAATCAAAAGCACTGGGCCCACAAGCCTGTTGTGAACAATAGCGCCAGAAACAGCCTTTGTTTTAAAATCAGAATCTAAGTCTGATGATGCGAATGACCCACCCGGAAGTGAAAAAGTCAACCTATTGTTAGAATGGCTGATTGTAACAATAGCAGCACTACCAGCAGGAACAGCGCTTGTACCGTCTATTACAATATTTTCAGCAAGAATAGTGTCTCCATCTTGACCAAACCCTTTCACACTTGTGCATGTCAAGTAAACATTAGACGCTATACTAGCAGTCAGTCTGGTGGTGGCAGCAAATTCTATAGTTGAACCTGTCATATCTATTGCATTGTAATGTAATTCTACAAACGGCACGAACCCTTCACTTTCTAAACTAGGTACTTCTAGCACTGCTATTCTAGATTCTGAAATAGGAGTCAAGTGCTTGATGTAAGATTTAGAATTAACATCATCATCAATCATGTCTATATTTTGACCATTCGTGCTTTTCAACAAAAACGGTGTAGGGTCAAACCTGAGTAAACCTGAGACCCCACCTATGGCTAGCAACGCTCTGGAAGCATCAGATAAACCAGCCATGCCGTTTTCTACAGCAGTAAAACATTGTGAAGAATTAGTAACATTGATAATATTTTGTGGGTTTTTTGTATCATAAAGAGATACTTGTGAGTTAATTGCTATCTGGTCTTTGACGTTAGAGTAATGGTCAGGAAACTGTACATCAAATACATCAGATATACCATCTACTTTTTGAGTTAAAGTTTCGTAAGATGGGTCTGGTAATCTACCCATAAAAGAATGACTTTTTACGTGGTTTAAGAAATGCCTACCAGTGTGCCCTATCAGTAGTTTTTCATCTACACCAGTAGCAATATCTACAGAGTATTGGTTAGAATTCTTTTCTAATTCTCCTAATTTACCAGTATGGGTGTTAGTAGCCATACTCAAAGATGTGACTATACCATGGTTTTCAAAAGAACTTTCATCAATCACTACTTGACCAGTTCTATAGGCAAACTGTGTGGCAGTGCCTGCTAATTGATATGGTTCACCAGTCCCATTGTCAACGAGACAATCTCCCATAACTAGCACTGCTTCAGACGTAATGCTACGAGTGTGTATCAAACCTCTTCTACCATTGGTGGCATTAGCAGTATAATCTAAGTGTATACTTTCTACAGTGATATTACCACTAGTCACTACCTGTGTTACTCTGACTCTTTCTGGTGGTAGATTATTTGGCTTACCAGTTGTGCGGTCATACACTACTGGATTGATAAGTAAATTGTAAGGAACATGTGGTATAGATACGGTAGTGTTAGAACTTTCAGTATACCTATCTACTTTGTAACTACCAGTAGAATAAGGAGAAGCAGTCAAATCTAAAGTGACTGTGCCGCTGGCAGTGTTACCTGTTATTGTTTTGTAAAGAGCCGCAGCAGCAGTTGCGCCGATATTAATTGTAGAAGCACTAGTACTAGCAGACACTGTAGGTATTGTAATGACTGAATCTACAGGAGAAACAGGCTCTCTAAATCTCCAAAGACCAAGAGTGGAATCGCTACTAAGAGGCGCACAGGGGTCAGTAGCAATATCAGATGCTCCTCTCGACCAATGTATTGTTTCTATAATTCCTCTAAACTCTCCCCCTCTACCACCTAAAAATATTCTACCACTATCGATTGACAACTGGTGGGCCTCTTGGAATTTACGACTTGCTACAATGTCTCCATTGACATACATTGTCAATTTTTTACCTGTAAATTTAACAACAATCTGTAACAACTCACGATGTCCTAAAGTTAATGCAGATACGTTTTGAGTACCACCTGTATATGAGCGGTGAGAACCCATAGCAGACATTGTATCGCTTGGATAAACTAAACCGTCCCAACCTGATATATCACCATCTCTATTTATTCTAGGGGATGCAGTGCTGATAGTTTCCTTGTAAGATTCTCCACCGTCAACAGACCTCAAAGATATGTCTAACGCTAACGGCCCAACTGTGGTTGGATTACCTATAGATAATTTCAACAAATTTTCGTATTCAAAAACCACTCCACCTTGGTCAGGTATTACCCACGCTTCTATAGTGAAGTCATTGATTGTCAGGGTGTTGTTAGTGTTTACTTCAGATTGCTCTAAGTTTTGAATATGTGAAAAGGATTTACCACCCTGTGGTAGATTTTTACCAGTCTTAGCAAAAATACCATTTGGTATCACGACTGCATCGCTAACGCCATTGAAGAACATGGCGTGACCTGCATCTGTGATAACTGTCATTTGTATTCCCTCATGGTGCTATTTTATTATGTATTACTGCTAAAAGCATGTTAAATGTATATTCAGTGTTACCAGCGTCATAACTGTATTCAAACTTACTAGGTACAACTCGTATCCCACCAGTGTTGCCCATGCGGGAAGTCGTTAAGGCGATTTCTACGTCTTCCCACAAATTGCGTATTGAGTTGACAACACTATTGATACCTTCACCTATACCAGCCATACCCATCTCGCCCATCAAATCTGTAAAAAAATTACCTTCGTCTCTCTCATCTTCCGATAAATCTTGAACATCAGCAGGCACTACATCCATGATTTCAGATGCAGGACGAGTATTGTCGTCAGATAGTTTTTGCTTCGCATCAACTGAACCAAAGGTCAAGAAGAAGTTTCTTGTTTCAGCACTAACACCGCTCGCAGATATTAGACTCTGATATGGTATCTGTATACCCACAATTTCACTGTCCGCTCCAACAGGAGAATTAGCAAATATACCTAGTAAATCTTGTACTTTGTCTCCAGCAGACTGTGGGCCTGACGCCTCTTCATCTACATTATAACCTCCTTGAAATTTGAAATTTAAGTTGGACGCCATCAATAACTGGCGTCTGTAACTATTACTACCGTTGAAATATTCACCAAAAACAACATCTAAACCACCAGTGCCAAAAGTACCTGTATAACTTGGAAGATGAGGGGCATAGAAATCGGCTGGTGTGACACGAGGTATGCTGTTCTTAGTTTGTGGATAAAATACTTTGACTATGTGTGCAGCATTAGGGTCAACACTTTGCCTGTTACCAGTGTCTACACTAGTGACCACAACTGCGCTGGCACGTGTAGAATCTACTGCTGCTGTAAAGGCATCAACCACTCTACTACCTCCACCACTAGCAACGGGTAAAGTAGAAACTGCTAGCGTACTGTTGATAGCATTTTCAATGGCTTTGGCTAAAGATGCAGCAGGGCTAGCAACTGCCCCAAAACCGCCCGGGTTTTCTGTTATTTCTGGATTAGTGAAAAGACCCTTGATAGGTATGACGATTGTAGGTAAGCCTTTTTTCTCGGGCTCTGAACCAGACACAAAACTAGGATTTACAGGACTACCTAATGTAGAGAATTCAGAAACTGAATTAGCGTCAAATTTGAAAAATATTGGAATGTTATCGGCGGGTAAGTTATGGTTTTGACCTTTAGTCCAAGCAAACGGTACAAGTTTAAAGCCAGTACCGTGCAAAAATGTTTCAGGATTGAAATAAGATAATCTATTACCATGTTGGAAAAATGGTACATCTGTGCTTCTATTTGTAACACTGTTGCCAGTCCCATTAAGCACCAATGTTGAATAAAGTGCCCCATGCGGATTAGCCACACTAGTGCTCAACACAGTTCCTAATTCTTCAAAATTATTACTTAGATTGTATACTTTATCACCATCATTGAATACAGCGCTTACTTTAGAAGACGGGTGATATGCTTGTACTCTGCTAGAGATAGCACCAGTTGGAACTGGGTCACTTACTGAAACAGTGTTAAAGGGGTTCATAGGCCCAGTAGGAAATGCTGTCCAACTACTAGATACATATGCTAACGCAGTAATGTGCGTTGTAGCCGCTGCCATTATACTTGCTATACGGTTAGCCTCTTCTACAAAATTTACACTATTCCTGCTTATGACTCTTGGAAAAATATGGTCACAATAGAATATAGCCGAATCAGATTTACTTTTAGGTGGTTGACTCATATCGTCATCAGAAAGCACTCCTCTTATTTGCACTAAAGTTTGAGGTAAGTTAAAATCCAAACCAACCTTTAATGCAGTATTCACGGGTAAAGCAAACGAAGATATGTTTCTGTTAGTGGTGATAGACAAGTCTGTAACATCGAGGAACATAGGTGCAAACGTAGCACCACCAGTTCTACGAATCAATTTAGTCCTTATACCCATATTATCACACCAAATAATCTATTGCAGTCAACACCATATCAAATTCATACAATCTGGCTTCTGCGTTAAACCTCACATCTAATTTGTCCAAGGCTACGGCCATACCACTCATCTCTGGACCATTTTCATCAAAGTCCATGGGAGTAGATGCGTGAACATTATTGTTACCAGCATTCAATTGATTGAAATCTTTTGAGCCATAAGTAATGTAAAAATTACGTTGTTCTCTCATATAATTATCATCTAACAGTTTCTTCAAATTACCACTACTACGGTGCATGTAAGCGTTGCTTGACGTGTTGACGGCTATTACTATCTCTCTTTCACTTACTACACTAGTAACAGTATGAGAGCCATTTAGGTCTGTCGATATAGTAGCGTTAGGTAAATTTATTCTAAAATTAGATATCTGTATTTGGTCACCTACAGACAAATTGTGAAACTCATTAGTAACTATATGTGTGTTGCTACTGTCCGACCTTGCTCTGCTGATAGTCAAAGTATCGGTCCTTAAAGCAGATTTAGTAGAGTAAGACGTGTAAGGTATCTGTATACCTCTGATATAGTCTTTAGTACCCACACCAGTACCAATACCTGTGGTTTCCAAAATTTTATCAGCACCTTCTATCAAATCTTGAGCAAAAGAGCCTAATGTGCTACTTGTTGGTATACGCCTATCACCAAAGTTTTGCATATTAGCAGCCAACCCAATGAGGTCTTGTGCCTTGTCACCAGCAGATTTTACTTTTGATGATGCTCTGCCACCTGTGAAGTTTTTCACAATTGCCCCAACACCTTCTATGTTATTATTGATGTCACGCAAATCTTCTCCGTTTGACCCGGGAGTCAATTTGCCTACTGTTTTTTGAGTAATAATTACTCTACCAGTACCCCTTACCTCAGTAGAAAATCCCTTGTCTAAGGTTACCTCTGGAGTAAAAAGTGTGGCGCCTACCTCTGGTGTATTAGTAGTAACGTTGAGCACAATCTGTGTGGCTGTTATAGATTCTGCTACGCCCACAAAAGTATCACCTGCATACACTTGACTACCTTTTTGAAATAAATCTTTGAAACTTACAGTTACACTGTTCGTAGTAATCGTTCTAGTAGCAGAATCAAATGAACTCACTGTTCTACCTAAATTTACAAATTTGTCACTAACAGGATTGTTACCAATCTTAGCAGTATTGAAATAAAATTCATTAGCAGTATCTGTTTCACCAGACAAAGTTATTGCGTCAGCCACTTTACGAGCCATATATTCTATGGGATTAGTAGCACCCTTGAAAGAACCAATACCAGTATTAGCGTCATAAACTGGTCCCGGATTCATCAAATCATATATTGGGATGGCTACAACAGAAGTTGTATTATTTTGTAAACTTCTTGAGCCGCCGCTGCTCATGCTATCACACCACACACTATAACCTTGGAATACAAAATCATCTACTTCTGATGAGTCTTCTAATTCAGCACTAATTTTGGGTTTAAATTTAGTACGATAAGAATACTGACTTTCTCTTAGAATCCATATGTATTTGTAAGTGCTATCAAAAGTAGTTGGATAATTTTCAAAACCAGTGTTATTCAGACTTTGCCAATCAGAACTATCCACGGTGATTGTGGTGTTTGTCCAACTTTGCAATTTTCCTAACATTCTCAAATTAGGCAAATCGTAATTACCAAAAGCAGTAAAGTCAGAAACTAAATCAAACTGACTTTTGGACGCCACAAGAACGTATGGTTCAGCAGGGTCAGTTTCAGTGAATACTTTGTATGGTCCGTCATAAGTACCAGAACCATAACCAGTTACGTTCAGAACCTTAGTACTAGTTGTTTGGCTGGCTATACCTGTTATCTCTAGTGGTGTGCAAACTGATTTCAAAACATATCCATTTGGTTCATAGTGGGTGGCTTTCTTACTGGCATCGAAAACAAAACGAAGTGTATGGTTGCCTACTGTTGGAGCAGTGCCTGCAACATCCATCAATGAGTTTTCACTATCAGCACTTGGGCTTATACCCCATTTATTCAACAAGTATGCTTCTACTTCATGAACTTCTGAATCAGTTAACGCTCTAGGATAGATAATTAATTCTGCTAACTTCCCATGAAACTTAGGAGCAAAGTCTCCACTTGTAGATGCAGCGATACCACCCGCAACAGATTCTCCACCTATCCTTGTTACTTTGTGACGAACTACAGACATACCAGATGCGCCCGCTTCTGTCAAAGATACTTCAGTGATAACTTTACCACTTGTATTTTTATTGGTGTTAGTACTAGTGGGCTCTATTGTAACAAAGGCCCCAGATGCGGTGGCCAATAAATCAGAATTTGCGTTGATAACTGCCGCTATGTTACTAGCAGTTTGATTGTTACTAGTTTCTGCTGCCCATGTACCAGCACCTGTATCTTGTGAACCACCTGTAAATGTCTTTGTAGAACCACTAACTATGACTGTGATTACATCACCAGCGTTAAGATTAGCATAATTAGTAATCTCAATGACACTGGCTACAGGTACATCATTGATTTCTCTATCACCATCATCAATTCCTCCTACACTAGTTTTTTCATCTCTGTTACCAGAGTTTTGTTTGAATGCTACAATCTTCGCATCGTGGTCACCGACCGACTCTAGTCTAAACCCAAACACACCAAATTCTGAACCAATCGGCATCTCTTTGAAAACACTCTTGTGACCAAAACTAGAATCGTCTCTACCTGTAACCGCATCAGCATCACCACCATCTCCTTCTTGAGCATAGTATGTGTACCCCATGTGTGTTTCACCACCCACACTAGAAGTATTACTGCGTTGTAAAACCCATCCACTAGATTGGAAAGGAGTTGCAGTTTGAGAACCGTTATCTATGATTATATCTCCTAGGTCCATGGTATACTCCATATTCATAACCGCAAATACAGTTTGATTTTTTAATTGATGAGCACATTTTTGTGTCCCTTGTGTCATACCTGATACACTCATATCAAGATAGTCACCACCGTCAAATCCAACAACTGGTAGACCATTGGCATAGTTTAGAGCAATAGTAGGCTTGGTAGGAGCACTATCGCTATTAACAAACGAAGGAGTAACGAATAAATTGGAATTGCTTGAGGGCACGTGAACCTCAGAAGAAGGGGCTTTGTTGACCCAAGTACTTACTTGGTCTCCATCACTAGAACCACTGAAAGAAGTCGCATCGAGCCATAAAGCCATGCCAGTAACTGGTATAGAAGAAGCACCGATAGTACCACCTGTGGTCTGAGGTTTCCATTGTGTCAACGGTAAATGAAAGCGCTTCCGATGTAAGTGTGAACTTCTTTTGATTCTTGGTGAGGCTACTCTACCTAACTGGCTAGAATCTGTGTACCTACCTCTCCAGACATTAGGCTCTCCACACCCCCAAACAAATGGTAAGAAAGAAGTAATGAACATAGTATTACTTACTTCGTCATTCAATTCTTTGAGATATCCGAAATCTATTTCCGCAACAGCACCTTTACCAGCATCATTAGTTGAAGCATCATCTGTAATAACTCCAGTCAAACCTATTTGTATCGAAGGCATGTTCAAATCTATACCGACAGATTGTGCTCCTTTGAGAGGAATGGGTATGTGAGAATGGCTTCTGTCAACTACCGTGTTGTATGAGGTCACGTTCAAAGCAATGGTATTACCATTTTCTTGAACTAGCCTGATAGGCAACTTGGTAAGTCTACTATCCACCATCATCAAACACCTCGATTGTATCCTCCACTGGACATAGGCCCACCCATCTTGCTTTTCAGTTCTTTAGCAACACGGTTACTAATATCTCTGGCTAATTTTTCTTTATCAGTTTTATCAGTTACACCACTCACATCTATTCTGATTGTGCCAATCTCTACTTTACTTACAGAGTCACTAGGACCCCTAGCCATGGGGTTGCTTGCTGGCGCAACAGGAGCAGGTGTAGCAGTGGCGGAACTGGCTTGAGCCGCATTCATTTGAGGTGAGGTTTCAAAAGATTCTACTCTAGTCATTTCTTTCATACTCTGACCAAAATCACTAGTTCTTGCACGAATTGTATCCATGTCAGTATTGAACTTAGCCATCCTTCTTTCTAACGATTTAAATTTGTTATCAGCCTCTTCTAAAGATGCAGCGAATGTCTTCATCGCATCTACACTTCTTGGGTCTATTTTCTCTTCCATTTTACTCACCTAACTTGGGGACGTTATCATAACTCAGATGTACCCCTTCTCCCTTATTCTGCCGGGCTTCGTTATCTATCATAGCATTAGCCCATGAAACAGACTGTCTTACTTGATTGATGTTCATATTCTGTACCTCGTTAATATTCCACCCGTAATGTTTCATTATTGTATAAGTCATCGATTCTAAGTTTAAGCGAAGCCTTTCTTCCTCTGGTATTTTTCTTCTATTGATAAAATCCTTCACAAGCCTGACTCCGCCTTGGAAAAACCCAGCATCTCAACCATCTCCTCTGGTGAAGGCACCAGTTCACTAATCTGTTTCCCAGCAGCAGGGCTGAGCATTATCATTTCTTCTGTGGTCAAAGGAGGAATAGATATCCAATTAGAGAAAACATATTTCCAATAAGAAGGTAAATCCATACCATCTCCTTTCATTAAATCTTGTGCTGCAATCTGCATATCGAGAAATGTAACGTCTTTTACAAAGACTTCGTGTTTAGTTCCTGATATGTCTATTTCATGTTTCTTCAATTCGGTTGCCCTCAACAGGCTGTTCTTTTTCATACTTACTCACTCCTTCTTTTAGTGCGGAGGCAGCCGCCTGTACCCAAGCGGGGTCCTCCTCTTCCTCTGCCAAAGAGACCTGTTCGGTGGCTTCGGCATCGGATAATGTCAATCTCAAAATCAAATCATCTTTTTTACCCTTTACAGGTAGATTTCTTTGTTTGAGAATTGCTTTCAAGTCTTGAACCTTCATAGATTCATAGTCATTAATGAATGTAATATCTTCTGGTGCATCGGGTAAAATTTCTTCATCAAATGGATTTTCAGTAACTTTACCTGCTTCAGGGTCAAAGATAACGTTTTCTTCCAAAGTAATCTCAACTACTTCTTCAATAATATCTTCAACCACTTCTTCAGCGGTATAAGGTATTTTTAGAACAGTGTAAGGTCTTTTCATTGACATATCGATACCTCAACTGTGAAACATAGTATCGTAAGATACCACCTTAACGTTCTTCATACGAAGTTTAATTTTAGTACGTAGCAGACCTTTGTCATCTGGAACAGGTATTGGTGCTTCTGTGATGACATAATCGTCTACTAATATTCTCAATGAAGGCGTGCTGTAAGTGCTACCTGTAGTAGGCTTAGTGAAGAAAAGGTTCATGATTCCACCAGTTGCACCAGCAGTCCCAGTCACATTTCTGTGCGTTCTCAACTCGTTCCATAATAGTGGGTCACCAATGTAGACATCTACTTCCATTTCAAATTCTTCACGACCTTCTCGTATGATGGCAGCGTTACGGGTACCACCGTAAGGTATCTGCTTTGTAACCCTACCATCACTGTTCACAGCGTCCGCAAGAGGGTTACCTTGAGTAATGTGATACAGTTCTGTACCAGTCTTACCTCTTAATTCAAAAGCGGCAACATTAGCAATAGTTTCTCCAAACATTTCTATTGAGCCGTTGTAAAACATAAATGGCTTCTCACTACCTTCAGCAATGCCTGAATCTTTACGCTTCACGGCAGTTTCAGCAGTATTCTGAAACATCCTATGAGCAACGTATCTATCACCCGGGCTGGAAGTTTCTAACCTACCTGTGTCCGTATAACAAGCCAATGCATCAAATATACAACGGAACTTCAACTCCGCATCTACTGTTGACGATATTTCCCATTCTGCTATCTTACAACCCTTGAACACACGGGTCAGTTGTTTACTATCTGTAGAACTGCCGGGAGTATTGGCCCCACCGTCTTCAAAACCATGTGAGCCTACATCTCTATTCCTGATGGAATGTTCCATGCAAAAGGAAGGGATAGTGTCTCCTGAAAATATGAGTTTATGAATTGGGTTCCTTATTGTCCTATCAGTTTGAACATCAGGACTACCTGTAGAATGGTCTGCCGCATATCTATATAGATACAACAAATCACTAGTATCGTGAGGAAAATAAAACGGGTCGTCTACATACACTCTGTGACCAGTACTAATCGCCTCTATGCCAACTACTCTTCTAATCTCGCTTGTTTCTGTAGCCTCAAAATGATGGGCATCAGATACTAGACTGCTACTGCTATTGTTAGTACCGGGCCAAAAGTCTGTACTACCCTCGTCTGGTTGCTTATGATAAACGGTGGCTGCACGAGTTTGGTCTTTGACCAGTATGTAATCACCAGTAGTCAGTGTAACATCTCCTCCAAAAGTAACGCTGTCTATATCTAGATAAGTTTGTCCGGGAGCAATAGTAGCCTCAAGACCATTCCCTCCACCAACCTTAGAGTAATTTGAAATCATTGTATGTGCATTGACTACCTCTCTACCCATGGCATAGTATAGCCACCTAGGAGAGTGTAGAGGCATCTCTATAGAACCACCCATATGATTCAAACGTCCGGGTTGCAATATTGTGGCTTGTCTACCTAAGCCAACTACATGGTGTTGATGAAGTTCAACTGTTGTGTCTGGTAACGTCATAAAACTAGCCAACCCAATAAATTGGTCGATTGCAGACCACTCATCAGAGTTAGCCGGATTATTATAAGAAACCCCATCACCGGGGAAGATAGCAATCGAAGGTACACCAGTGGTGTGTATGAATAGAACATCACCAGAAGCAGAGGCCAATGAATCAGATTTGATTGCAGGTACAATTGTCAATGTAGTTCTGTCGCTACTGTCTGCAACGTGGTCTATGATGGTAAAAACTTTAGAAGAATCTGCTTTGTAACTATGACTAGTATAGTTACCACTTGTAGAGTGAAATGAAAACCTACACCCAATCAACATACCCTGTGGAACTTGTAATTGACCAGCAACTCCGTTTTTGAATATGCTTGTAGAACCACCGTTACCAAGGAATGTAATAGTGCTGTAATCTGGAGTAGAAGTACTGTATGCGTTTGTCCAAGTGCAAGGCTCATTATGTTCAATAAATATACCAGTCTCGTGCCCCATAGTGACTTCCGAGACATCACCTTTGTAGAACGTGCTTGGCATACTTTTTCACCTCACGGTATTAATTCTGCGAGCGTTACTACTTCAATTTGGAAAGTGTTTCTATACAACTTTTTAGTCCTATCACTCAAATCAGTTCTTGTCTTGAACATCATCCTGTCGAAGTTAGCACCGTCCCCCTTTCTACTAGCGTGTATCAAACGGCGTATTTCATTTTCCATTTTTTGGATTCTAGAACGGCTCTTTGATGTACGTGCATCAACAGTGATGTTGACACGAGTAGTAACGTAGTTGTAGAACAAATCTGGTGCTTCTTCATTGTGAGCAGTCTCATAAACCAATACGAAATCAGAACGTGACAAATCTAAACGCTTTCCTCTTTCTGGCCCCTCACTAGCGATGTCTAATACAACTGGTTTGATATTGTCAGTATTTGCACGGTTCCAACCATTCAGTATTGATACTACTGTGTCAATGGCTTCGTTCCATGTTGCTGTCATAATAATCACTCAAACACTATTACTTCCTTGTACCTAGATAGTATAGTTTCTGCTTCTTTTCTATACAATTGAATCTTAGATGCCAAATCAACATTTTGGGTGCCTTCTGGGATTAGGACGCTTCTGTCATCCGATAAGAGAAGGTCTGCTGCTACCATCTTTGTGGTTGCTTCTTCTATAGCCTTTTCAAGGTACCTTTCTCCATAAATGTAAGAAACTTTGACAGCGTTGTATTCAAAGAAAGGGTACGAATTATTAAAGTAAATAATACCCATTTCTGGGTCTAACCACCAATCTTTGAGTCTAGCGTGGTCCCCACTTGTAGAACCACCTACCAAGTCTAATTGGAAACGATGTTGAGTAAGAGTCCCACCAATATCAGACAGACCACTACCTACTACGATAGTGCACCCTGTAAATGACGTATCAGTCACACCCGTATAACTAAACACATCTCCACTAGTATCTACACAAACGCCAGCCTTTGCAAAACCACTTGTTGAATCTACATTAATCGTAGTTGAGGAGAGGCTACTGAAAGTTGCTGTGTTACTGTTAGTTTGGGCTAATTCTATATTACTGTCTGTGACAACTATAGAACAAGTCTCTCCGCCTTTGGTCTCTCTCATACTAGTTATCTTTATTTCACCTGCACCATAATCTGAGTTTGCTGTTGCCAAAAATTCATGGTTTACATTGACATTGCTAGTTGAGCCGGGCACAGTGAATGTAGGTGAAAATGCAACTGCCGATTTACTCACCCTATCTTCTTGATTAACTAAATCAGCAAAGGCTTGTGCACTAGTTACTTTATCAAAATCAACTGCCCACTGTGAACTAGTAGCACTACCTAGAGCGCCAGCCGTTAACACAGCGGCTGAACCATTGCCCGGAGACACTACTATTGATTTGCCCGCTAACGCTCTTATGTCTTCAGGCAATTGTATACGTGCCTCTGCGCCACATATTTCACGATAATCATCACCTTGCCATAATTCTATACGCAGCATTTGTTGAACGTTACGAAATAACAAAGGTGTAGTACCTACATAATCTGTGTAGTATCTACGTCTATATGGCTTGTAAGTATCGAAATTGATGTACTCGGCAGCCGCTAGATATGGTCTCCAAGCATTATGGGTGTAACTATCTATACGGTCTTGAATTTCTTTGATACGGTCTTCTACAGTGCTACGTTTCATTCCACGAGTTTTACCGTTAGTAAATGATGCTTGGTTCTGAATATAAGTATTATCAGCCGTTTGATAGTCCGAGATATTTGAAATATTGTCACCTGTAAAATACAAAGCAACACCGTTAGACCCTCCTTCAGTAACTGCTGTGATTACCTTCTCTACACCCAACGCCTGAGCATCGCTGTAAACTAGAATGGTATCTCCTACAGCAAAACCATGTGCTCTATAATCTGCACCTGTAACGTAAACTCTATCTGCTTCTGTATTAGCACTAGCCAGCACTGCTTCACTTGGACCAATCCCAAGTAAATCTGCCACTTTTTGGGCAGTTGTATATACTATTTCATCGGGATAAAGAGGTCGTGTTTCTGCTTCACCCGGACTAAATACTCGTGGCATATCTCATTCCCTCACCTTATCGCATACAATGTATGGCCTTAAGTGCGTTGCCACATATCCTCCACAATTGACTTCAATAGCATTTCTCCTAATGATTGATAACCAATTTCAGAGTTTTCTATTCTATCATCTTCTTCTTCAAGAGCGGGTTTACTAGGTACTGGTGGTCCTTCACTTGCACCCTCTACAGCATGAGGCCCCGGTTTCAAGAAGTCACCTAATGTCATACCACCAGTATCAGCGGGTGGAGGAGTTGAAGGAGTTGTTCCTCCTGTTCTTGCTCTAATACTTGCGGCCCTGTCCATAGCCCTACTCTGTCTAACCGCTGCTATATCTCCAGAACGTTCTTTCGTTGCTGCACTGGCTCGGTCAGTGGCTTTGCCTTCCCTGTCGCTTCCGGGAACCGTACCAACAGTTGCTGGTCTTGCAGATGCTGGTTGCTCACCAAACACCTTCGGGTCATCATAAACTGAACCAGCAGATGACTCACTAGGGTCTTCTCCCATAGATACCAACCTTTCTCCTATCATCTTAGCAGCCGCTTCTTCACTCATGTCAGGAATCTCTTGTAACAGACCGTCTACAAGTTGTGTAAACATATCATTTTTAGATTCAGGTACATTCATCTCCGATGCCATGCTTAGAAGTCTATTTCTTCTTTTATCAGATTCCATTTGACCTTTTTCTTCATCAGTCATTTTGGAGCCTTCTGCCATCCTATCGATATAGCCAAGATTGATTTGAGGACCGTATGCTCCTCCACCTGCAAATTGCCTCAAATGGTCAGAGTTAGCAAGTCTAAGACCTTGTTCTTGTAGAATTTCAGGCTCAGCCTTGATGGCTTTAGTCATAGCATCAATAAGGAAAGGCATGTATCTAGCACGCTCTTTCTTACCCATGGAAGTTATTTCACGAGCCTTGTCAGCCAGCCCCGGTATTTTCAACCACTTTTCACTTTCTTCTGGGTAATTAGTAGCAAAAGTGTTTAGAATTCTACTCAAAGAATTGTGTCTTTGAAATTCATTACTCATTTCCATTTTACCTTCAGAATTTCTCATTTTCTGTGCAAATAATTTAGTGTGAATTGGCCAGTCTTTACTATATTCAAAATCGCCACCTACGTGACCGATAGGTGGGTTATCGAAAGTGTAAGTTTTATCTTCGTCCTCTCTTAGAGTATCTCTCATCATTTCTCTTGAACGTTTGGACGCTGCCCCTGCTTCATCTCGTCTTTGCTTACGTTCCCTACGCATCTTGTCTTGCTCACTCAAAATGTTAATTCTCTTTCCTCTTTGTGTGACCTTTGTCTTACCTGTAGGTTCAAAAGTGACTTTGCCTGTTTCAGGGTCAACCTCTCTTTCCCTTTCTTCTCTAATTCGTATACCTGCACCGGGTTTTATTGTAGTAGTTCCCGGAAGCGCAGACCGCCTTCTTTGGTTTCTACGTGTATCGAATTCAGTAGCACCTCCTCTAAAACGAGGTGCTGGGTCCGCAGGTTCGGGACTTAACCCTAGTGACTCTGCAAGTTTGGCTCTCTGCTCTTCAGGTAGATTTTGAATTGCCTCAGTTAACTTATCCATGTCCGAATCTGGCTTTTCTTCTGCTGGCTTTTCCTCTGCTGGCTTTTCTTTTCTAGGACCAGAAATAGCAGCCATGGCCTCATCACGCTTTTTCTTTTCCTCTGCCTTCTTTTGGGCCTTGGTTTTACGAGGTGCCTTGACTAAGATACGACTCATGATTCCTTCCTCCCTAAGTTAAAGTCCATTTGCTTTCCGCACGCAGAGCATTTGGCAGTCCAACAAAAATGCAATAAACCACAATGCGTGCAACGAGTACCCGCACCAATATTTACAACATCTCCAGCCTTTTTGTTACGAATGCGTTGCTTCTTAGTAACACCTTCTAGAGGTTTATCTTCGTTAAATACAGAACCTTGCCCATAACTCTCGGCTAATTTGATGCCACGTTTTTCCAAACGCTCTATATCATCTAATCCAAGATTTGCATATGGGTTCATAAGTCATCACCCATATATCACCAAAGCGTAAATGTTACCCCTAATATTCACAAAATCTACATCTGTAATGGAAGTAGTACTTGTTGAATTATCGATAGCCTGTACTGCTGCCTCTATTGCTGCACCAGCAGTACCGTCATCGAAAGACTTAGGAGTAAATGGTCCTAGTTGCTTTACCTTAACGCCTGTTAAACTTGCCATTATATCACTTCCTTCCTATAACTACAAATAAACCGTTCTGTGTTGTTTCTGATGCTTGACCATCTATTGGTGTAGCAGTAACAAGGAATTTAAAAGTTGTATTTGTAACTTGTTGTGCAAAATAGTCGGCTCGTATCTCAAGATTAGCATCATCTGCTTGGTTCCTAAACTGTACAGGAAACATAGCACTTGCATCTTGATGAACAATTATTTGTTCAATTACATTCATGTAAGGTGACACGTCCACTGTAGTCGCTGCTCCAGTTGTAGTTATGCCAGAAATCATCACTTTGTTCCCGACCACAGTAGGACCGTTTTCATCAAATGATGCAGGCATTAACCTCTCCTCCCCATAGCCATGAATTTACCGGGTTCTGAAGCACCTGCACTAGTAGCAGGTCCTTGATACAAAGTAACTATACAAGTAGAATCTGCAAGTTTGAAAGCGTCTTGTAAACTCATGTTTGCATTACCTTCAGTTTCTTCTATGACTGCTCTAGCAACAAAAGTTGCAACAGTGTCTGTAGGGGTTATTGAAAAAAACTCTATAGAATTTGGTGCGTAAAAATCACTAAGGTCAATCGTTGTATCCCCGGCCTCATAACTACCAGTAATCATAATCATGTCACCAATAGAGTTAGGTCGAGGGTCAATAGTTACTGCCATTAACTTCTCCTCCCAATAATCATAAATTTACCACCGCCATTTGCAACTGAATCTATTGGGGTGTGTATAGTTATAGACCTGCTACCCGGCGTGTTGTTTACTGTAACAAAATTAGGAATATTAACGTTACCTGCTGTTTTTAGTGCAATGTTAGTTTGGGAATCTCCCATGTGGGAAACACCAAAAATACGTTTCAAACCCAATGATTCTAAACTTATTGCGACCCCAGCATCAGTGGCTTCGTAAGTTCCTGTAATCAGAACTCTGTCACCAAATGTTGAAACTCTTGTATCAATCACTACTGCCACACTAGTCACCGCCATTAACTGCGCTGACCTAATGCCCACCATGTACCAATCTGATTTGCCACGCATTGTATTGCCAAAACAGTGTTTGGTGCTATGAAAGCGAATGTTCCATCTACACCAGCACCAGTTCCCGCAGTGGTGGAAGATGCATTTGCACCACAACCTACTATTGAACTCAAGAAATCACTTAAGTCAATTGCATCACCAGTAGAACCACCATCATTAGTAAACGTTCCAGTCACTAACATTAGATTACCTAATGCAGTTGGCCTTGTATCGATTGTAAATGTAAATGCCATTATTCGTCAGCCCCCTTTACCTCTTCCACCGCTTCCTCGACTATAGTCTCTTCGACTACTTCTGGTTCTGGTTCTTCTATTTCAGGTGGGTTCAATACTTCTCCGACTTGCTTCAATAGTTTAGTCTTAGTAGCATAACCCTTTGTCTCAGCACCGTTTTCAGCCAACCATGCTCTGATGTCTTTGATGGTCCAACCCTTGTCAGGTAGCCCATCGTTTTCTGCATCGACAGTTACTCCTGCATCACCTTCGACTTTGAAGTCTTTAGGTGATAACGTATTCCGATATCTGTCCATCCATTCCTGAGATACTTCAACAGGTTGCCCTCGTTCCCAAGAGCCTGCTATGTCCGCTCTGCGTCTCCACATGAACGGACCCAAAAAGGTCACCGTAGGCACTTAAGCACCTCAGTTGAGTAGCATTACTGTTACTGTAAACTGGCCACCGGCTTCACCGTGAGCCACAATTGCTGGTAGTGCTCCACCAGTCTTAGTAGCAGGTGCAGTACCTGTGTTAGTAAAAGTCAATTGAAGGTCTTTGTCAGTCACGTTAAAAGAGTAGCCAAGAATTGCTACAATTTTTGAAGCGCCTGCACTGATAGTCATTGTCTGCTCAGCAGCGTCTGCTAAGGTAGCCTGAATGGTTACCATTCGCATACTACCGACAGCACTTCCATCAGCGTTGTTAGCGTTAAAACCTGTTAGAGTGCCCGGGTATGAGCCACCTGAGTTTCCATTTAACCAACCAGTTTCGTCTACTGGTGTTCCTGTTCGCATGTCTAAATCCATTAGGACTGAGACAGTGCCTGTACTAAAATCACCATCATCGAATGATATTGTCAGTCCTTTGCTTGTTAATGTTTCTGTTGCCATAATTTTTCATCTCCTTATTTTTTTCCTCATTATCCTCACTGTAGGTCACGGATAGAACCTTGACCTCCAAAGAAAGTTGTCCATACTTCACCCATTGTTCGGTAAAGTCCTTCCTGACCCAATCTGTTGATTGCGAATGGGTCACCAGTTTCGATACCACTTTCAAAGTATTGTGTAGGAATTCCAGTGCTAAAGTACATGTAATCAGTGTCTAAGAAATACATTCTGCTGATACCATCAGTTTGAACGTCCTTGGATGGAATGATTGGTACTCCATTGTATGTTGCAACAATGAAACCTGCTTCGATACCGGGTACACCCTTAACACCGTTGTAGGTTGGAGTAACTCTCTTTTCTTCCATGAACCTTTGCTGACTTTGTAGCAATTGTTGAATTCTCATCAATGTGTCATATCCAGTTAAGATAACCTTTGGATTTCCACCACGTACCCAAATCTTCTGGAACATTCCATCAAGATGGTCTAGTGAAAGAGTTAATCTGTTTGCTGTACCTGCATCTGCACCACAAGTAACTTCTGCTGCGGACCATGAGTTAGCACTTCTATCAATGCTGTAAATATCTAGGTCTGCTGCTGCGCTAACGTGGGTTGTACCACCGCTGGTTCTTAGACCAGTCAATCCAGTTGTAGTTCCATCTGCGGCAGTGATTCTATCAAGCGACTCGATATCGTTGCCTGCTGGTGTCTCTACATCTCCAGTTAACATTTGGTTGATGTGTTCTGCATGGTGTTTACCCATTTCTTCCTTTAGTACACTGCGAATGTCTCCAAGTCCATCGTCCTTGTCAGCAAGGAAGATAGCGACTTCACTCATATCGAATGTGTGAGCGATAGTCTTTGGCTTTGCAGCAACATTTTGGAAAGTAGGCTTGGTAGTGTCTGGTAGAGTACCGTTCTCAGCAATACCGCCGCCAACTGCTGTTGAAGGCTTTGCTGTAACTACTCTCCATCCGCTTCTGTCCCAAGGTTTCTTTGGTAGAATGCTGAATGCGTTAAATTCTTGGTTCAACTGAGACCATACCTTTCGTCCGTAGATTGCTTGGTATGTACCCGCAGTTGTGCTAAGCATTGGTGCATCCGCTTTCAGTAGTTCAGAACCACTGTAGGAATACCCCATTGCGTTGCCAGCGCCATAGTAGTAGCGCTCTAGGTCTTTGACTGTTCTTACGTAATTTCTTGCCATATTTTTTCATCTCCTTATTTTTTTATCTCCTTATTTATTGCCATACGCTCCCTGCGAGTGCGTGAACTTCATCCCAACTCATGGTACCTAGTTCTTCTGCGGAAGGTATGTTTACTGTTGAAACGTTGTTTGCTGACTTCATTACTGGAGTTGCTTCTGATGGAGAGGTAGCGATTGAATCAATTCTGCCACTCAAGTTCTCAATAGCCTTTTGGATTTCTCCTAATGGACCACGAGCATCGAATGCAGCAGCATCTCTTGCGTTTCTCTCATCAACTTGTTCTTTGCTTAATCTATCTGCGAAAACAGTGTTTAGACTGTTTTTGAATTGCTCTTCGATTGCAGCAGCCTTGTATACTTCATATGCTGCTTCAATATCAGTAGGTGAAACATTGTCAGGTGCAAGGAAGTCAGACTTCTGCACACTGCCACCACTACTTAGACCAGCACGGCTAAGAGCATTTGCTGATGGGGAACCACCTTCTGTTGCTCGACCTTTAACTTGTCCACCGAAGTAATCAGCACCATCGCCGATTTCTTCAGGAGTAGAGCCAAGATTAGCCTTCTCAATATCATCAAAGTGAGACCTTGCGCCAACAATATCTACACCTTGACCTTTTAATGTGTTCTCCATCCAGTGGAGGTAATCACTAGAGATAACGTCAGAGTATTCCCCTTTCTCCATCTCTCCTTCATGTCCGCCACCGTACATGCCTTTCTTTCCGTCTTCTTTTTCGTCCATTTCTTCACCTTCATCTTCATCTTTTTTAGATTCTTTAGGTTCATCTTTCTCGTTCATCTTAGGAGGGAACTCTTTTGCTACGTTATCCATAGCCGGAGTACCATTCTCCATGTCGTCCAATTTCTTATTCAATCGGTCAAGAACGCTAGATAGTTCTCCCAATGCATCATTTTCATTTCCATTCATACTTGTGTCCTCCTTCAATATACGGAATGTCGCCTCCGGGTTAATACCTTTTTCACAAATGGTAACTTCATGAAGTTCCAGTTTGGAAATTTCGGTGTAATTACCGTGCTCAGCATCATGCTTGTTAATACGCTTAAATGCCTGACCTCCAATACTGAACCCTCTAAGGGTACCTTTGCGAATTTGGTTGGCTACTTCACGAGCCTTTTCTATGTCGTCACGTAGTTTGATAACAACAAACATACCTGAATCATCGACTGCTGACTTCCACATGCGTCCGTCACTGTCTGTATAGTGAGGGATTACTTCTCCTACTTGTATGTTGGAGTGTGCTAATTGCACATTTCTGTAGTTAGATGCTTTCATGAAATCTCCAAAAGCATCTTTTAGAGCATAAGAAGTGATTTTGTCACCTTGCTTATCTACCATTTCTACACTTGCGTAACCAGCGATTACCAAGTCATTAGATGACTTAATGATGTGCAAAGAACCCTCATCAAAGGAAGGTGCTCTCATCATCGCTGCGGAAGCCATTGAGCAGTTTGAGTCTAATACATACTATTTAAGCAGTGCGTATAACAGCCGTATCTTTGTCAACATGTAAAGTGCCTCTTTCTTCTTCCGTATCAACATTCAAATCGATAGACTCAGGCTTGTCTGCTGTTTTTGGGCGAGGCTTTTCTGGGTCTTCTTCAGGCCTTGGGCGACCATCATAATCTGGTAAAGTACTCTGGTCTCTAGTTTTGGTAGGACCAGTAGGTGATTCTACAGGGGTTGCCATATCAATTCCTAATCCTTTGGCACCTGTAAATGCTTGACCCACACTACCTATTGACTTTTCAATACCTTTCAAAGATTGTATTATTTTATCCCAATGACCTGTACCTTGTACTTTTTGAGGTTTTATCAAAGGCTTACCATCACCCTTACTTTCTTTAACTTCGGCCTTTGCTTCTTCTTCTTTAATGTCTAAATCTGCTTTCAAGACCACACCTGCTAGTGGTGACCAGAAAGGTCGTTGAGATTCTGCTAACCGAATTAGTAATTTACTTTCAGATGCAGGTGAATGTACATACCAATTTGAACCACTGTTAGTGGCTTTGTAAATTACATTGCCTTGTTGGAAACTTATCATAACATGTCTATCTGACCTTGTTATATGATGAGGCCACATCTCAGGATAAGATTTGGTAAACGTGCTTAGCGTTTCTCTACTAGCCAGAGTTTCACCTTCTGCTTCACCTTCTATTTCCCCAGCATGTATAGTATAGATAGTAGACTCATCTTGCTCATGGGAAGTAACACTATCTACATTTACTTTGACAGAATCTCCTACATTGAATTCTTTAGTACTATGAAAGACAGTCCCAACATCCATGTAAATTTCATCATCTAACTCTACCTTCCTCTCCCCAACCTTTTCTCCGTCAATAATTGGACCCATACCTAATCGATATGTGAACGTACTTTCTCCTTTCTTATCAAGTACAATCAAGTTAACATCTTTACCGGGCTTGAGTAAGACCCACTTTGGGTGTCTCTTTTCTCCTAACATGTAAGTTGATTTAGCATCTCTTAAAAGAATGGTTTTACCTTCTTTTTGCAATGCCTCTACTGTCATTTTTAGACCAGCATCATCTGTAAACCTAGAGTTGTAAGCGCCGGGCATCAATACATTTTCATGACTTTCCATACCACCCCTTAGAATTTTAATACGGTCTTGAGATGGTTCGTCATGAACATCGTTATCATCGTATTCTATGACATCGAGCACATTTATTTCTTTACCATCATAAACTACATCAATGAAGAAATCTTTTTCAGTAGTCTTTTTCAAAGACTCGACCAAATCATTTTCTAACTTTACAGATTTACCAGTCAAACCTTCCCAAGCCTTGACTTCATCACCATCTCTACGAATAAAGTGACGCTCACCCTCTGGCATAATACTAACTACCCAATCACCAGTAAACCCTTTGATGTGTTCTAAATCTTCTACTTTGAAAATACGATGCATAGGTCGCAACGCTGGTGGTTTTTCTGAGTTAAATTTTAGAAGTATGTCGTTATTGGTAAGTGAAGCAAGTGAATATTGACTTTTCACCACATGATAAATGTCTTCTTCTTTAGGTGACAAACCGCTGACGGTATGTTTACGCATGGCGGCGGGCATGTCGTCAAGAGGTATCCCCCCTTCATAATGATGAGGGCCGAATTGAGGTAACAATTCTTTCGCTGCTATACGATAAAAGTCCAGTGGTAAAGTTGCCAACCGTCTTTCATAACCTTCGGGAACATGTTCAAAGTGAGTATGACCACCTTTTCCTCTGACTGGTCTAATGGTCGGTCTTCTTTTGTAACCATGGTCCATTCTAATAGCAGGTGAATTGTGAATACTGGACACACCATGACCATGCGGTTTACCTGCATCACCTATCGGCACAGGTCCTTCAGTGTGCATTTTAGTAGCGAATTCTTCTCTTTGTTGAGGGGAAGAATGGGGGTCACCTATCAATATAGATTCTAATCTATGAATAGTATTCAACTTATTTATTTCGCCTTTTTCTCCCGTACCGTATTTTTTACTACCACCCAAGAGTTTCTTAGGTGTTGTTTCCATATTATGGTCAGAGTGTCTATGAGGGGCACCTACATGATGTAACCCAGCATTATTCAAAGCGCCAGATTGTCCTTCTAAAATATTCGCTAAACGACTTGCTGCTTGAGTAGGAGCCTGTAATTTAGATTCATCATCAACAGGGCCTCTATACTTAGGTCTACCTCCAACATATCTCAAATGACCATGGTAATCATGAGTATCTTGTATCAGGTCTCCTTCTAAAGGGGAGGAAGAGTGTCTTTCTCCAAAAATAGAAGACATACCATGGTTTCCTAACATGTCTGCTACTTTCATAACTGGAAAATCCATATTGAAATCGCCACCTGACAATTGTGAAAGATGGTGTATTTTATTTTTAACCGATTCTAAAAGTGCGTTATGGTGTGAATCATCAGGGTCTAAACCCAGTGCTTCACGATAAGCATCATCACTGTGGTTGTAACTAAGTTTGTTTGAACTCCCGTCAACCAGTGAGCGTAAGTTGTTGTGGTACTGTCCTCCACCAGTAGCCGGTCTAAACACTTCTCTTTCGGCTAACCCATGACCCATCATCCCGTGCACCTTGTGTGGATTACCATTGAGGTGATTTGTAGCGTGTTCAGCCAAAGCCTGTATATTTGCCACAGTAGTGTCAAAATCATCTGTGATTACTGGCATACCTTGGTCACTTGCTTCTTGTATTAACTTCTTGGTCATCTCTGCCTTGACTTTCAAATCCTCTGCAAACTTTTTATCACGAGAATCTAATTTTTGCAACTCAGCCCAATGTGCTGGCTCTCGCTCTACTCCCGACTCATCCTCTACCATGTCTTCATATGTTCTCGCTATACGCTCTGCCTCGTGTAGTATAGGTCTAATTCTTTCCCTTTCTTCAGGGTCGTCTGTACTATCGAAAGCGTCTCTTAAGTGACCAACAATTTCAGCAGCCTCATCTGCATCTCTTTCTAATGCTATTTGTTCAGGAGGCATATCCTCTGGATATCTTTGACCTTCTTCACCCACCAAATTCGATTCTACAAATCTACCACCTTTTTCCGAAGGTGTTGGTTTGTCAGCACCAATTAATGTGCGCCATTGTTGAAGTGTACTAGTTGACAATTCTGTTTCAGGTCCACCCACTTGACCGTGCGGTATCCACATTGAAGTTTGTGGATTAAGAGGAGGGTGATGCAAACCACCTTGAGTAGCGATAGCATGTGATATATTGGCCGGTTGTCTAATAGGTTCCCCTACGCCAAACCTATCCGACTTACGAGTATGAGGGCTTCTTAGTTTAGAATAAGTGCCTCTAGTAGATACGCCTCTACCACTAGCACTTTCTCCTTTCCACTCCCCCTTCCTCATAGCATCTATTGGACTTTGTTTAGATTTGTCCATGAATTCGTTGTGGAAGCGTTTACTCATATGATTATGAGGCGGACCATCGTGTGTAGCCGAAGTAGTTCTAAAATCACCTTTACCACCCTTTACCGCAGTCTCCATTGTGGAATTATGGGGTGAATATATTTGGGAGGGAGCAGGGGCCATATATTTCGCTTTCTCACGTTCAAATTTTACACCCTGTGGAGTCTCACCTTTTACAGTATAACGGAGTCTTTCTACACTCAAAGGGTTGAATGGTGCAAAAAGTGCTGCCGTTTTGATTGGTGGGGTGTATGCTTTATCATACCCTCCACCAAACGATTCATCTAAATCCATATGAGGGAACACTTGGTTTAGGTTCATTTGGCTAAACAACCAGTCATTGCTACCTGCTGAATCCAAGGACGGAACATAATCAGAATGAATCTTAGTACCGTACAAAGAATGTGATTTACTACCGTCTCTATCATAAAGGTGAGAATCATGATATATATCGAGAAGAGAATCATGGCTTCTACCCAATCCTCCAGTGTGACGAAATGGCTCTCCCCAGTGAGTTGATTTAGTGCTATTATCACCTTGGTGATATGATTCAGGATGATGGTCTGGACTTATGTGTTGAGAACGGTGAAACTGGCTAGCATTCTGCCCTCTTCTACCATGATACAAATCACTGGCGTAACCACTGATACCGTCTAAAAATTTCTTGTAATCTTCTAACTCTATAGGAGCATTGTTAGGATTCCAGTTAGGATAGGCTGGGTGCTGCCCCTGTTCATAAAACTCTTCTGTTTCAGGATTGTAACCCGCTAACATATGTAAAGTACTGAAATTAGTACCCCTTTGTTTCTTACTAGGCATTTCCCAACGCTGTTCTTTTTTATGCCAAACTGGTAAATGTTTTCGACCCTGCCCAGTTTGAAAGTTATGGTGTTGTGCTAAGAATCTATCAAGGTCTTCATTTTGCAAAGCAAGCGACACAGTATCTGGTCTTATTTCATCCGAACCCTCTGGAATTTGAGTGGCTTCTATATTCTCACCAGTCATGTCAGCGTCTCTTCCCCACCAATCATACAGTGGGCCAAATCTTGACCAATTGTTTCTTTTGATTCTGCCCATCTCAAGATGACCTAACGCAGTTTGAACAAGTTGTTTATCGTTAATATCAGTACCATGTGTACGCATATGTTCGTATACCTTAGAGCGGTCAGCAGGAGATTCTAACTCTAATCCGAAATGGTAATCATCATCACCTAGACCAGTCATATGACCGTCTTGGTCTTTTTCTTGACTCGTCCAACCTTCAATTAAATCTTCCATGTGTGCAATTTGTAGATGGTGGTAATCTTCTGATTCGGGTGTTGGGTGACCAAACGCTTCATCTAAATCTCGATTGTTGGCTCTCCATTGATTAAAGTGAGTCAAGTATCTATCATGGTTTGTTGTATCAGACCGACCCAAATGTGACGGTTGAAGTACAAAATGTGGATTGCCCTGTTTATCTAAAGTGGTAAGATGGTGCCGTTCCCAAGCCTTATCTTTATCAGAATCTAATTCTGCTTGTGAAGGTAATCCGTGTTTTTCAGGTAAGTAAAAAGATGCGAGTCTTTCTATGTAACTAGGCAACTTTCCAAATGTAGGGTGGTGCACCATCTGCGTCAAAGGGTGCATTTCTTCATCCAAAGGATTGGTGCCAAGGTAACTACCTTCGCCGGGGTGAGCCATGTTGACATTCACTCCACCCCTACCAACAACATCGGCTTCAGGATTCTGAGTTCTACCAAACCAAGTATGACCTGCACCAGACATAGCCTCTGGTCTGTTAACACCGTAAACACCACCACCAACAGCAGATTGAGGTGACCATCCAGAGCCTGAGCCTTGGATGCCTTCTTGAACTGTACCGGGGTCATCAGTACCCGGATAAGGTACTGGTTCTGTCCCTTCTTCTTGTTTTAGAACAGGCCAAACCATCGTTTGTAAAGTATAATCTACATCACCATCAGGTATGTTTTCACCATGTCGTAAAAGGTTTAGAGAAGCAAAATGATATTCCGCAGCAGCATCAGACTTGCCAATGTTATCTACTATAGACTTGAAAAACGTATCACGAGTCCGCTTGTAAATATCTAAAGCAGACTCTTGCAAATCATCACCGCCATTAAATATGGCGGGATAGGCGCTCCACAGATTTGGCAATTGTATCCAATGTCAGTTGGTCACCATTCGTACCTAGCATTTTAGTTAACGCAGCGGGCTGCTCATCATTACCAATTTCGTGACTACCCAATGTTGATTCATTTGTTGGGTAGTGAGTGTTGTAAGCACCAAACACATCTACTTTTTCAGATATAGCACCTTTGTTGGCTACATCTTCAGATTCTATCAGATGATTGTTGGTGGAGTAACCTGCACTCCTTACATTGTCTTTACCAGCAGATTGAGTCATAAAACTCTGATAGCCTTGAGTAGACCCCTGCTTGTCAGTGTATTCTGGTTGTGACGACCTTTTTGCTATTCTATCTTCTACTTCCTTCGCTTTACTAAGCAAAGTGTCAAATTCTTCATCTCTTGGTTCAAATCTTGGTTTCATTTCATTCACCTGTTCCTGATGCGTTTTCTGCAAGTGCGTGTATTTCTTCCCAACTCATATTGTGAAATTCTTCATTGGTTGTTGGTATTTCAATACCTTCAGCGTTAACTGATTTAAGAATATCATCACTGCTACCTCTGAACAAATCATCCACAACATCTTCTGCTATGGGTGTCCTCATAGATACAAATCCCATCTTTTTCAATAGATTAGACGGGTTAGCCATATTTTGCTTAATAATATGGTTTTCGTATTTTAAATTACTAATCGTTGCGTCCATAGATTCCATTTTGCTAATCAAAACTTCAATCAACTTTTCCGCAGTACTACCCTCTACTAACTGCTCTTCTGTCATAAAATCACCTATTGTAAAGTACGATTACTTTGTGGCCTCATTATACTACCAATGCGATTAGTACGAACAGTACCGGGCAACACATTCGGATTTGATTTGTGTATATGCTCTACGGTGTTAAATTTAGGTACGGGGAAGCCTCCTCCGAACATATCATTTACACCCTCAGATGTATCTCGCTTCGTAATTATTTGTTCAATATCGTTTGAAAGATATTCACCATATTTGAGAATTTCATTGATGTGATTTCGTGCAGAACTAGAGTCGCTATCTGCGATTGCTTTGTAGAATCCATCCATATGTACTTTCATTTTTCGTGCCATCGGGTCCAGTTTTAACAATTCGACCATGCCTACCGCAGCCCCTCTGATATATTGAACCTTTCTCATGCTCCCCTGAATCGATTAGCGTTTTGAATGGCGTTTGATGTTTGCTCCATCAGCCCCGGCATAGGGCCTCTTTGTTGCACACTAGACACTGGTGAACCTGAGCCCGCTGTTGTTCTGTTTTGCGGACTTGCTGGACCACGATTCCTCATGCCAACACCTTGTCCACCGGGATTTTGTAGACCTGCTTGTGCTGCTCCTCCCATCGCACCTGCTAATGCTGGAGGGATATTACGGCCCGGTAATGCTCCGGGTGTACCCATACCTCCACCCATTTGCATACCCATTCCGGGCATACCGCCCATCTGTGGTTGCTGCATCTGTGAACCGGGTGGTGGTTGTTGATATACGAATCTAATATCTCTAGTGCCTTCTTCTAACAGTTCTGCGTGATATCCTAACATAGACATGCGCTGTGCAATGTTGACTTCCATTTCATCTCGGCGCAATCGAGTGATTTCATCTTCTTCTTCTGATGGATATAGTGTAAGTTTCCAATCAGTGACATCCATTTCTTTTAATAAACGTGGAAATAAATTCTCAGTGTATACTTTGTGCCCAAATTCTACAGCACGGTTTGTGACCAATACTTGTAAACCTTCATTGTTTAGTCCACCAGATTTACCAGTGTCCATCATAAATACATTTGATACGCCGTAAAAAGCAGCAATACGAGTTCTCATTTCATCTCTTGTAGCAGTATATTGCATCTCTTCTAACGAATCCATGAATTTAACCCAGTTCACACCACCTCTACCGCTATTAGACTCAATACCTATCTTAGGAATATAGTGTGGGTCTCTCTCAAGTTTTTCATCAACACCTTTCCAAAATGACTTCATCGACTCAAGATTGTCAGTTGTAATAGAGATAAGTCCTCTAGGCATCCTGCGTTTAGAATACATAGTATACATGTAATTATCCATAGCAGTAAGGGTCATCGCTTGTCTCCATAATGTAGAAACAGGAGACCGACCGTACAATTTACTAGGCATATACTTTGATACGTGCAATACTTCTCCATCTAAGTAATATTGAGTTTTACCAGAACCAGCAGTATTGACATAATGAACATCTTCTAGTTTACGACTACAGATGTTACAAGTCTTTTCTTCCTCGTGATATCCCCTAACTTCATCTCGATGTATCGGGCAAACTCGGAACCTACCTCCTCTAACTCCTCTTTTATCAGCGACTATTCTCATAAAGATAGGGTCTCCCCTCATTATTTCTTTGATTCTATAGAACATAGTTTCATCACTTTCTTCATCTACATAGTACTCTTTGATTAGTATAAGAAAGGCATCATCTGTAATGTTAAGGTCATATTCTATTTCTCTCATAACATCAAGGAAGGATTGGTCTACAGAGTTTCGCTCTTCTAAAAACCACTTAGGATAAATTAGTTGGCCCGGGTCGGGACTTACCATTTCAGAACTTGGACACTGTTTACAAACTTCTACATCATGTTGATATTCTGCATCACATTGTACACATTTTTTATGGAATGCCTTTTCCCAGTGGTAACCTCTTCTGAAAATTTCTTGTTGTAATGTGGTAAGAACAGTTCTTAAAATTAGACATTCAGTCGATACAGCATATAATGCTGGTAATGTTACACCCTGAACTAACACTGGTTCTTGTATACCAGTAGTCCAAAGCGGCATTGTTGGGGCAGGTGTAGACCTTCTTCTGAAAGGACTAGACAGCGCTGATAAAAATCTACCAACCCTTGATTTCTCATCCGCCATTATAATTCCTCCACCCACTTACCTATAGTGTCTTTGTCTAATCCCCAATTTTCTAAAAGACTTTCACTTTTAGAAGTACCATCCCAATTAAGATATTGAACTACTTTCTTCAATTGGTCCTTCCGAGAGGTGTCGGATTCATCAATGTATTGTAACACAGCCTTTGCTTGCATTTCTTTCATACACAAGTGTGGTAAAAGCCCAGTGAGTAACTTTCTAAGGTCATCTTTAGAAGTAAAAGACACTCTATGTTGGCTTCTTTGACCATCTTTATACACCTTCTGGTCTAGTTGTAATGTACCGCAGTCTAAGACTTTGTGTAAATGTTCACAATGTAATCTACCTCGACTACCAGTTGCAATGAAAGAAGCCCTAGGTTCACCTCTGTCAGTGATGTATATGCTACCATCAGCATCTAAAAACCCTGCACTATAACCCCATATGTCTGAATCTTTGAGTACTAGGCCATCTGACTTAATTAGAACGTACCTTTGCTCACCCTTGTTAGTATCTCTAGCACCTTTGATGATGTTCATTTCTTCCCCATACATTTTGATTAATTGTGATAAACGTGTTGGAGTAGTGCCTCGTCTTCCTTGTAAACTAGGATTGTTTTCAATCATAGAACGAGTTGACATTGGGCCTCTTATAGAAAGTTCTTTTTTAACAGTGTCAAGTATCTGCATCTGTTTAGGAGACAATTTATCTATTTGATGTAAAGAACTTTTCCAAACTTTTCTAGCATCTTTCTTAAGTTGCATAGCGCTTACCCAAGCATTCTGTTCTTCTTGTCCCCAAACATCGTCAAAATCATCTAACATTTTGAGTGAAGCCTCTGCATTTTCCCACATATCACAAGCCTTTGTCAAAGAAGATTGGCGAGTATTGTGAAATAGTCTCAATGATTTCAAATCTCTATCCTCTAAACCCAATGCACGAATAGTATCTTGGCGATTATCTGCCCAACCAATAGCATTCAAGGTAGCCTTTACCTCTTGTTCTTTAATCAAACGTATAGTATCGACTAATTCATCAATTTCTAACTTGATTGATTTTTGAAATCTACGAGACTTCTTGAGTTGTTTAACTAGTGTAGATGCATTCTTCCCAGTATAAGCCTTTAACCAACCTTCACCTGTAGGGGGAAATGGTAATTGGCGTACAACATCTTCTTGTTCAGGGAGTCTAAGAGAACTCTTTAAAATGGCATCAGCATCTTGATAATTACCATTTAACAAAGGATGTTTAACTAGTATATCTACTAAACTATTGTCACCACTACTTACCGATAAAGAACTCCACACTATACCCCTCTCCCTATATCGTAAACCAACCTGAACTTGAACTTGACGGAGAACTAGTGGTTATCCAATCATCAAATCCGGGTAAAGCATCATCATCCAACAGAACAATATTGCCTCTAAATTCCTTTGTACCCCAGTTGGCTAGTGCTAAAGCCATAGCCATATCGTCATTGACACCAACACTTTCCATCTTTCCATCTTTATTCATACCAAAACGGTTGAGTTGGGTTTCTAAAGTACGAGTAAACTCTTTGCTCTTTTCATTTCCCCAAGGTGTTCTCATCTTACCTTGCTCAAAAGCCATAAGAAGAGACATAAACATACTTTCTTTTCTTTGACGAGTAGTCATAACTGTACGAATAGGTATATCATCACGCATATCTTTCAACTCAGTTTCAAACATACGCTGAAAGTTGTTACCTTCTAACTCGATAAGTTCGGGTTTAAACCGATTGTTGAGTAAAATCATCTTTCTACGCTGAGCATTACTGTTCAAACCCTTTTCATTTACAATATGAACTATCTGTTTTTCATCACTGTCAGGTGGATTACGTAATACTAGCATAGCAGTATAGTCTGCATTCTTATCCGATGCAATTGCAGGGTCCCAACCTATGAAATGTTGACCAAAAACACCTGTATTTTCACCGTTTTCATCATATTCTGACTCTGCTTTTTCCAATAAAACGAGGTTTTCATCCCTCGCATCCTCTAAAATATCGGCTGGGAACATACTAGATAGGTCGTGAATAGGCTCACAGAGGTATTCACGAGCGAATTTTATGGCTGGCATAGACGATTCACGTACTCTCAGGGCCTCTAAAGGCCACCTATTAGGCCATAATGGGTCACCATTTGCTAAAATTGCAGGGTATGTTTCGACTGTAAATGTGTCTTTTTCCTCTAATTCAGCGTACAAATCGTTGTAACTGAAGGGTGTACCTACCATCATAAGGCGAGAACTGTGATGCAGAACAGGTAAAAGTACTGCATAGAACCAATCTGCGGCTCTTTGTAGTTCAGATGCAGATGTTCCCCATAGAATATCGTCACAAACTACCACATCTGGGTGGAAACCACGGGTAGCACCACCCACCGACTTAGCCATAATACGGCTACCATTACTGAAATCGAAGTAAGATTTGTTCCAAGGTCTACCTTGTGGCTTCAAATGCTTGAGTATAGGGGTGTTTTCTATCTGCATACGGATAAAACGCATGTGTTCTAGGGTCTGTTCTAGAGAATGTGAGAATATCATGATGCTAGTTTTCTCTGTAAATGCTGCAATCCATAGGGCATATGACATAAATAGAGTAGATTTACCATGGTCACGGGACGCTTTTACGCAATAGAATCGATTTTCATTCAACCCTTTCTCCCATTGTCCGTGATGAGTAGAATAATCGAATCCAAGAATATCTTCAAAGAAATATCTGAATGATTTTTTTGAGTGTTCCCAATCAATTTCCTTCACTAGGTTGGCTATAGAAGTTTCATCTTCCC